CTGGAAAGGGGTTAATTCACGTAGTTCCAATTCCATCATGGAAGCAGAATTAGCACCGACATTGTTTTGTCCCCCCACCACAGCATTGGTGTAGGTAGCAGCAGAAGGCATAGGCATACCGCCCAAACGTGCTTGCTTTTGGGCAGCAGTTTGTGCTACTACTTTCTGTTTTTCTCCTAATACACTACCACCGGAATATTGATTCAACAGGGTTTGAAAGTCAGACATGGTATTCCTGAAAATTGTGAGGGCTTACCTTAAGCATAACTCAATAAATGTGAAAAGACCCTGCAACAGCTTATGTTACAGGGTCTTGCTAATAAAGCACTTTACCAACTGCCTGTAGTGTTAACTGCCGCTTTGCTTTGAAGCAGTTCAGCAACCTTACTTCTCTTTTTAAGCACATCTTTTTCCAGAGCAGGAAGTTGTGCTTTAAAGCCAGCATTACTTTGCAATCCCTTAGCCCGTTTGTACAACTCTTCTGCAGCAGCTTGTGCTTGAATAGCAGCAGCAACGGCTGCATTCCCGGCATCAATATCTTTATTGGCTCCGTATGCACGCAGGGTGTCTTTGTTCTGGTAACGCTTAATGTCATCTGCCAAGCGGGTATCCCGAACAACACGGCCATCACCCAATTTGGTTGTGCTACCCGGTGTGAACCAGTCAATCTTGGTTGTCCAATCATTGCGTTCACTATTGCGAACAATCGTGTCAGCAGCTTGAGCAGGGGTCATGCCTGTTTCACGCACAATAGAATTGATCTGGTCAAGCACACGCCCAGAGTCTTCACCTTCCAAGATGCCTTTAGGACCGGTGACAAGGTTTGCTACTTCAGCAGCAGAAGCATTGTTGTTGGCGTTAGCTTCAATATCTTTATAGAGTCCAGTAGGATCATTCTTGACTTTCTGGAAAGCATTGTCCGTGGTGGCTTTCTCCAAAAGACGTGTTGCCATTGCAGGTGTGATAGTATCAGACAGGGTAGGTCTATCTACCTGAGATTCAACACGTCCTATAACCTCTTTCATTTGGGACCAAGGCACATCTTTATATGCTCCGGCAGTAGCATTTGGCAGACCTTGCCAAATAGCTTTTAAATTACCACCCTTGGATTCATTGAATAAAGCTTCAGCCAGTTTGTCTTGGTTCTCCAAAGTGAAGACTGTTTTTTCCCAGTCTTTGCCAAAGACTTTTGGAGCCAAACGCTCTGCAGTTTCCTGAGTAAATTGGTATTTACCCACTGCAGAAGAACCTTTGCCTGTACCTTTTAGGCCAAGCTTTTCATTGTCTCTGGTGTTAGGAATAAGAGTCTTACGCCCAAACTCACCCAATTCACCCAAGGTAGATTGAGATACTGGTTTAGAAGGTAAACCATATTCACCATAACCCAACACCACATCCTCTTGCCTGCCCTTGCGTGTACCAGCATGAATAGTTGAAGTCAAATCATCAGCAGGCTGCACAGCACTTGCAGGGTCCACATCAGCTTTAGAACCATACAGATTGCCAAAGTTACCCCCCATACCTTGTTGAACCAAGGCAGCTACTTCAGGGTTTTCAATAGCAGCAAGACGTTGACGTGCACCATCAGGGCCAGCAACATTGCGTTGAATGTCTTGAAGCAAGGCCAATGCAGTCTTCCTGTTGGCTTCGTCTGTGTCAGATTTGGTGTTGGCAACGGTAGTTCGCTGACTCGAGACAATACCATTTGATAGAGTAGCTTGAGCTTCAGGGGATAAACCGGCAAAACCACTGAAGTCTTGCCCTGTAGCTTTAGAAATCAAACTGTTGACTAAAGGCTTAACAGCATCGGTAGCCACATTGGTGTCCACCTTACGTGTATGCCCATACTGATCTTCTATCAGTTTTTGTGCTGCAGCACTGTTCTGACCTTGCTGTGAAGCAAGCAACAGAGGATTCAATTCCTTACGGTAATCGGCCATTTGTTGATTTGACTGATCTGCAATCAAACTGGTTGGACGGCCCATGATCGTAGCCAAAGCTTCAACTGAAGCATTGGCTGTGTTGAATCGACCAGATTGAATATCTGCTTGCAACTTCTGTGCATCAGAGTATTGAGCCAGTTGTTGCAGAGCTTGTTGATCACCAAACTGTGTCAGTGCACCGGACAAACCACCAGTACTAACAGCAAGAAGCTTTGCAGCAGAATTGATGCTGTCTTGTGGGTTGCCCAAATTAGGGGCAGCAACATCACGCCAAGTAAGTTGAGCCATAATAATTCCTTAAGCTTGGCCAGTAAGTTTACGACGCTCATACTCAGCAGCAGTATCTGCAGCAGACGTACCGTTGAAAGAGCCGATACGCTTAATCTTGTTTTCTAGTGTGTCGTTGTAGCTCTTTGTTTGGTTTGCCAAGTTAATATTGGCAAACTTCTGAGCAGACTCAAACTGTTTGTCGGCCAAGCCCAAAGACTTAGCACCCATATACAAGGAACCAAAGGAATTTAATCCTTGAAGACCAAGAGCAAGTGTAGGCATATTCATTCCAAAACCTGAACCAGAGGAATTACCAGCAGCAGAACCTTGCCCCCAAGTGTTCATACCACCTGACCGCAAACCTTGGCCTCCCCCCATTCCAGCAACAGACATACCACCTTGTTGGCCAAGTGAATAATCAACGGCTGCCGGATTAAAGTTAGCTGGTAACATGCTGGAAACACTGGGGGTTTGTATTGCTTGGAGTTGCTGTTGCAAAGTGAGTGGTGTGGAACCAATAGAATAGTCAGCCATAGTATATATATCCTTATTAGTCAAGGTAAGGGAGTGCGAGTTGTGGAGCAGGAAAGTTTTCCACGAGTTGAATGGAGATTGCAGCAATCTCAGTGCCTGTCATTGTAGTTCTGTTGAAGAACTGTGCAGGGTTTTCAGCAGCATAGCGTATTGCGTCAGTGATTGTTGTGGGATTCACACCAGTGTCTCCCATCAACTCTTGGGTAAGGCGATTGATTTCTTCCAATGCCTTGTTACTCTCCAGCATCAAGGCTTGAGTCTTGGCATTGATTTCCATTGCTTTACTCTGTAATTGGGCACCATATTGTTGGACACCACTCATAGACAGCCTGATGAGGTTGTCTGCTTTGGTCATCTGTGTCCAAGAGTCAGCAAGATTGAATGGACCAGAAGAACTCATCAAGTTGATGGTGACCACTGAAACAATGAAACCAACAATCTGACCAACATCTTCACCAAGAGCACTGATGGCTACTTTGGTGATCATTGCAGAAATGATTGCTGCAGCTACAGCATTGGCAATAGCACCAGCAACAATTGCTGCAGTACCTGTAAATCCAAGCGTAGCCCCTACTGCTGCATTAGTTCCAAGTACACCTGCAGATTCTGGACCAACATATCCAGTAAAAATAGCAATAACAATAATAGCCACAACAATAACAATCTGGAAAAAGCTAGTGGCATACCAAGGGATATACTGCTTGTCGTAGTAATTGATAACAAGAAATGAACACTCCAAACTCAATTGTGTTCTGCGAACCAAGGTTAAATCACTAAACACACTTTCATGTAATGGGATGATAAAGCTGGAGTTTTCATCTGTACTGGCAACAACAGTTGTTCCCAACGTGGTTGCAGTTATCCCTTGATACACATTATTGACGTGAACCAAGTCATAAAAGTCATACTCTACCCAAATATCTTCAGTTGTTTGTTTCCCAAAACCAATAATTGTTGTTGCTGTAGGTACATATTGAAGAGTGTCACCAATACCCCCATCACCTGAAACATACGTTGGAATGCTCAATGTTATGGTGCCTTTTACATACACCCAACAATGGCCAACTTTACCTAATGCCTTTGCATGAAAGCCATTACCAACAGTTTGACCGCCACCACGACAAGTAATAGATGTGTTATACAGCCAATCTTGTGCTGCAGCAGAAGCATTAACAGTAAGGGTATATTCCTGTGCTATTGGAGCAACAGGACGAGTTGGGGCAGTACCAGATTCATCGTTTGTAGATGTTTGCAGTGCAGCTATATATGTTGCCCATGCACTTTCAAAAGCAGAAGGGCTTTTATATGTACCTACTGCACTGATTGTTGTATCAGAAAAATTCTTGAAAAACTCATACAAATACTTTTGACCGTCTTGTTGCTTGGTACTCAGTGAAACACCAAACACAACCCAAGCATGGTCAATATCACTCAGTGATGGATTGTCAGCCAATGAAGTAATCAAGTTGTCGTATTTCTTTTTGGTTCCAAAACATTTCCTAAATGCTTTTCTATTCCAACCATACTGTGTTGGGAAGTGGGCTTCATCAACCATTACGTTATCTCTACGCAATGGAATGACTGGAAAGAACTTCTGTATGGTTGCAGGAGTATTAAACAGTAATGAATCTCCCGTAGTGCTTGTACTTTTTTGGTACAACGTCAATAAGTAAGGCAACCACTTTTCTTGAGTATCAGCAGTACTTACTTGTTTATATTTCCAATAAACTTCAAGGTAGGGAGTAACGACAGTTGTTTCTGTAGTTACAGTAACTCCATCAATAATTTCTGAACTGGTGGAAATACTTGAAGAAGTCAAGACGTTGTAAAAAGATTCTTCATCTTGTACAAGTGTAATTACTTTACCTTTAACAGTTGGTGTAGCAACTATAGTAGTTACTTTGGTATATCTACCCGTGATCTTATTGAAAGCAAGGTTTTGTACAGTATCACTAACTGATGTATTTGTTGGTGTGCCATCTGAGTACGAAGTAACTGTTGTCGTTACTTCGTTTTGCTCAATATTTTGAGCAACAGTAATTGGACTTCCAGTGAAATCTACTTTAACTGGTGGTGATGCGGTTAACCAACCAGTATCTGTAACCACCTGAGATACTTTAAGACGTTCCTCATGATACAGATGTACCACAGGCATGTTATTAGTTAGGTTGTACGTTGGGGTAAAAGTTGCAGTAGTGTTGTCTGAGTAAGTAATAAGTAGCTTACCCGTCAGTGTTCCTAAAAATCCCGGTGATTTTTCTAAGGTAGCCTTGAAAGTTTTACTTCTGTTTGTAGGAGCATTCTTAATAATCCATTCAAGAGCAACAAGGTTCAAATCTAATGCTGATGTAGTAAATGAGATGGCTCTTTGGTCATGAGTAGACTTCACAGGAACCAAGAAAACAAAGCCTGCAGCTGTCAGAGAATCTGAGCTATAGATTAACCCCCCAAGATTACCAACCTGTGTGTTGTATCCTGAACTCTCCGCCCATTTATAAAATCGAGAGTATGCAGTTGCTGGTCCTGCAATGTGAGCATCAACAATACCTTTACCCAATCCTCCTTTTGAAGTACCAGAGAAAATCATGCTGAGGATGTTATTCTTTATGAAATTATCACGACTACTAACATCCCCCGCTAAGTTATAAGCAGAGGAACCAACAGTGATTACTTCTTCATCACTAAAACACATATTGCATTCCTCTGCTTATTGTTTACAGACCGTTAAGAGTCTTAATGGATGTCAACACAGATGAGATGTTTGCACTAGAAAATGCTGTTGGAACAATTGGAGAGTCTTGAATTGCAGAATCAGCCACCCAAGCATCAGTAAAGATTTTGGCTGCATTTACTTCAGAACTGCGTTTGTAGCTGATAACCTGTTGAGCATACAAGTCCTTTTGAGACTTGACAGAACCAGCTACAGCAGCAGCATCAGAACGAGCATCCATAGTTTGTGCACGTTGTACTTCACCCTGTTCTTTAACTAGAGTCAGTTGAGCAGGCAGAATATTATCCAAGTTGTACTTGGCAATACCGTATTGTGCATCTTCATTGGCAAGACGTATCTTGTTAAGTGCAAATGTAGCACGCTGATTTTTCATTTCAGCCGTAGCAATAGCTAACTGTGCTTTTGCAGTCTCAAGCTGGACCTTGGCAATAAGAGCTTGTCCCTGTGCATTTACAGATGCCCAATAAGCTTGATCTTTACCCAGAAGAAATTGAATGGCTTGACCACATGCAGCTTGAGCCAGAGCAATATAAGCCTTGGTGTATTCAGCACCAGTGATACGACCAGCATTAAATTCATCTTTTAAGTGCACAGCTTGTGACGCCATGATTGCGTCATACGTACCTGTACCACCTACAGTACGTGTGGTGAGGTCTTCATTTGTCAGTTCAGATACTGCGTTGTAAAGAGGGTTTCCCACAATACTGGGAAAGTTGAATGCTGGATCATTCAGATTAACTGTGGGAACTGCGAACACCTCATCAACTAGCAGAGAGTCCATCAAGGCATCTGCTACGACTTCTGCACCATTACTCATGTCAATTCCTTAAATAAGAATGGCCCAATCAAAGGGCCGTTCATTGTGGGTCAAAGTAGTTTATTTGTTTCCAGCCGCCGCTTGTGCAGAAGCCAATTGGGTCAATTCAGCTTGTGTCAAAGGAGGCAGTATTTCCAAGGAGAACTCACGCACCCAAGACGATTCAATACGGATTTGGCCAGTAGCCTTGTCTGTATAGGTACGCACATTCTGGAAGCGCCGTGACTCCATTTCCGTATAAATACAGAATGGCACATGGTAGCCTTCATCACTTGCTTCACCGTATGGGATGTACTTCTTGATAGTGCCCAGATATTCATTAGCCACGCACAAGACTTCACCGGGAAGGTCTTTCTTTTTTGGGTCCAGATTCTGAATACGCAGGCGTACCAGTTTCATCTGTTCCTTAACCATAATTTCACGCAACGTCATTTGTCTGACAAGAGGCGCTTCTTCAGCAGCACCGACAGCAGCCAGTGGATTCACTTTGGTCACTGGTTCATCGGACACTTCTTCACCTGCTTGTTTTGCTGCAATCTTTTCACGCAAAGATTCAATGCGAATGTTGTTGGAGAATTTGATGCCCATCAGTTTGGCACGGTCTTTCAACAATGCCAGTTCATCTTCAACCATCTCAGCATTTTCTTGTTCAACTTGATTCTCCGAGTCTGCAAGGAGTTGTTCATTTTCAGTCATGTTATTTACCTAGTTATTGGAACCAAGAAAAGAAGGGGAGCATTCCCCTTCTTTCCAATTATCTATCTGATTAGATAGGAGCAACCGACTTCATCAAGCCGATACGTTCAGGACGTGTGACCAGAATACCGTAGTACCACTTGATCGAACTAAAACCAGTTTCACCATAAGGATCATTCCGATCAGCAGTCTCACGACCCGGCATTTTGGTCATAACCGTGAACTTCACAGTTTTGCCATCGGTCTGGAAACCAATGGTTGTGAAGGACTGATCACCCACCACCAGCACAGGGTACACGTCATACTTTTCCACGCCGAGCACAGTAGTAGTGCGGTAGCCCGGATTTGCAGTAACGGTAGCACCAGCGCCAGCCCAATGCAGCATGTCAGGAACTTGTACGAAACGCAGAGGACCAACCGAACCAATCTCACCATTGAGAACAGTACCTGCATCAGAGTAATGCTGCACAGCTACAAAAGCAGGGTTGCCAAAACTGTCCAAAATTTCCATTACGACAGGAGCCAACTCCGAACCAATGTAGGCAATACGGCCAGCACCAATGACTTTGGTATCCACATAACGTGAACCAGAGATCACCGTGGTTTGTTTCGGTGTACGATTTTCATCAAGTACCGAAGACAAACGCATGATGTTCTTGTAGCTCAAGAGTGAAATTGGATTAGGGCCGCTGACTTCACCACGGATGGTAGCGTTGGAAGTGGCAGAACCAGCATACAAAACCACACCAGCCGAAGCCAGCAAGTCTTTTTGCAGCACGTCTTCCGTGATCTTGGTAGCACCGTTCATCAATTCACGGGCCAAGTGTTCCTTCAGCATGTCATCACTGTCAAAGTCCATCGACTCTTGGGTGAATTCATAGAAAAAACCAAACTTCAGCAACGAAGCTTCACGCGACAGACGGGTAAAACCAACACGATTCACACGGCCACCATTCTCACCAACCAGAGGCAGCTTGCTGGAAATCGTGCCAACGTCTTTGGACGAACCATACAAATTGCCATTGGCAATGGTGACACCAGCAGCGTCAATACCTTGATCGTTCACGTTGCGGTCATCTAGAATTGGCACGTACTCATAGACCTTGATAGTCTTGCCAAAGTTTTTTGGCATGTTCGTGACCGAAGCCAAAGGCATAAAAAACTGTTCCCGGCGAGCTTCAATCAGAGATTTCCGCAACCAGTAAAACGAGTTCATTTGATTGGAGCCAGAACCATCGACAGATGATTTGCTACCCGAAATAGGGGCGTTGTAATTCAACATTTTGTTCAATCCTTAAAGGCGGTTTTGCCAATTCTTTAGAAAGTCGTCGTCGCTCATACTTTGTAGGTTTACTACAGGTACGACGCGTTTTTGGGTTTGGCGTGTAAAGGCTGCTGCATTTGCTGCTGCACCATTTGCTACTTGCGATTTAGGAGCCACCACACGGGTAGCTACTGGCGCAATAACAGGGGCAGTAGTTTGCGTAGGCGCATTTTGCACACCTTTATTACTTGGTACATTTAAATTAGTAAATGCACCGCGAGTATTCAACTCATTGCCTACAGTCAAGTAAGCTTGAATAAATGGAGTACCCGCAGAAATCTTGCCCAACATAGCCTGACGGTTGATTTCAGCAGAGATAGTATCGTAGATACCATTTTCTCTTTGCTGTTGAATCGTAGCCATTACTTCTGGAGCTTTCCACAATTCTTCTTTAGAGGCTTGATCCCATGATGCGTTAATCAACGAAATGGTTTCTTGGCCAGTTGGGGTGGACTGTAAGTCTTCCAACACTGCACGAAACGCAATTTCATTGTCACTCACCACATGATTGCCTGCTTTATAAGCGGGTTCACTGCTCACATCAATATCCAGCGGATCAACACCTGAATCTTTAATCAGTTTCTTGAGGGCTTCTGGATTCTTTTTATCCAAGTCAATGAAAAAAGATAACTTTGTTTCATCAAGTAGACCATTATTTTCAAGCATTGCAAGAATCTTGCGATGCGGTGCGATGTCTTGCATCTTGCGGGTGAAATTAGCACCCATTGACGCAAGCTGCCTCAATTCGTCCATAGACTGAATTTCAATAGTCTTGCCGTTCGCCTTCAAAGGAGCCATAGCTTCTTTGTACTTGGCTTCAAAGTTTACAATTTCAGGTACTGCCTCGATTGTGGCTTCAGGCTTAACCACTGTTTTAACAACAGTTTCAGTCTCTGGTTCCTCTGCTTTTGGGAGACTGAGCGCATTGTCTGCCTCACCATTCTCTTGGTTCGGCAACTCAATACTCTCCCCAGAAGCAGGTGTGTCTGTTTCTGGCTTCTGTGTTGGAGTCTCAATTACTTCCTCAACGACAGAAGCAGGAGGCTCTACAACAACGTCTGGAGTTTCATCAACAATAGGTGGAGTATCCCCAGCCACAGTTTCTGTAGCTGAAGGTGGAGCTTCATTCAAGAAGGCTTCGTCGTCAAGAATAGCCATACTGGTTACTCCAGACTGTCAATAGGAAGTGCAGTCTCAGCACGAGCGTCATCCAAAGCACTATCAATGGAATCTAGCTCATTTTCTGCAGCATTACCCATCTGGATAAGCACAGACAGGTAACGCTTCAAATGTCCAGCAGCTTGGGCAATGGCCAAGGCATCCTTTTGACTGCGTTCACTCAATGCAGGATCACCGGAAGCTTGCACATAACGTGCACATTCCTTCTCCATGAACTGTTCGTTGATTACTTTACGGAAGTCTGCATTTTGTGTCAGACGTTGAACTGCTTGACGCATTTCAACAGCTTGTTTCATACCTTCACGTTGAGTTTCCAATTGTTGTACGGTGACTTCAGACATGCTGAATGGTCTTTCTATAAGGGTTAAAGGGAAATATTTGAACCAAGGGAAGAATAACCTTGTCTTGGTGCATCATTAAGTTTATCACTAACTTGGTTGAATCCAATCGCTGCAGCTAAATCAGGTGCTTGTTCACCTTCTTTTCTTGCTGCAGTTAGTGCTTTAGTAATTTGAAGGTTCTGATTACCTTCTGCTTGTGCTTTCATGCGTTCCATATCACGAGCATGGTGGGTGCCAGTATCTTGTTCCACATAATTCAAATCCATCTCATCTTTCTTCGATTGAGATTCTGCAGCTTTAGCTTGATTCAACGCAGCTTCAGACATGATTTTAGCCACAGTAGCACGCTTCTCTTCCACTTCAAGTTTAGCCAACTCTTGTTGTTCTGGTGTTGGTTCTGGTTTATACCGCCGCAGTTTCTCTGCCAGTGCTGGCATACGTTTCAAGTCAGCAATCTCAGCCATCACCATGAATGTAATCTCTTGACCAGCATTAGGGCCAATAGTTTGAATCATGAAAGCCAAGTCTTTTGCTTTGGCATCATCCACTTCAGCTGTGGAAATATCCACTTCCAGATCGAAATCGCCAGACAGATCATCCCGTTTGATTTCAACAAACTCGGTGTTAGTCACCCGGACCACTTCCTTATCTGACAGAAATACCGCATTCATTTTGATAATCTTGTAACCAACATCAGCAATTGCCTTGGCCAAACGACGCAAGATAGCCATTTCACGCTTGGAAGCTGCATCCAATACACCACGAATACCAGCAGCCACGTCACCATAAGCTTCACCGGAAATACCACCACCGAAGGATTTCACTCCAGTCAGTGCTTCAGCTTCTTGGTTCTGAAGATTTAACATCATCAAAGCTGATTGTGGAAGTTCAGGGTACTTGTGTTCAATTAATCCTGCTGCGGGTGTAGTCGTAGGGTTGAACTCATAGTCTTGCCCATTCTCATAACGGCGGCGATTCAAGGGGTCCAACATACCCTTGGCAAAACCTTGTTGACCGTTGGCTGAACGACCCAACAAATCAATCATGCCCCGAGATACTGCACCCAAGATTGCTTGGTTATCTTCCAGTAACTCAGCATCAGGCTCACCATATAACTCACGTTTAACCGGGAGATACTTGGCGATAACGAACGGCAGTGCTTTATCGGGGTATGGATTTTCTTCCATACGAATCATGACATTACCGATCCAAGTAGCCACGATACTGGTCAGCTCACCTTTACCATGAATATCGTAGAAGCCCCAATACTCATACGCCACAATCTTTTTACGTGGGGCATCTTGAAATTGAAAGTCTGTCGGTGTTTTGGTTGCAAACTCACTGTCAGACAAGGGAGCAGCATTTTCCCAATTCACTTTATCCAAATTGGTATAACGATCTTTCTCAGCTTCAAGGTCTGCCTTGCATGTCTCAAAAGAAACAACACCAAACTTGGCCTTGAGCACATCACCCTGACAAGACGGATCAATCACCACATTGGCAGGATTCATGACATCCACGGTGGGATGGTTAAAGATAATCTTTTCAACTTCAACTTCTTGTTCACCAGTCTGCTGTGCCATGACTGTTTGACCAGTCTCCTCATAGTAGTCAAGTGAGGCTTTCAATACAGAATCAGTCTCTTCCTCGTACATGCGAGGGTCAGTCTGTTTCATCTCCATACCTTGCTGCAGTGCCTGTATCTGTTCCTCTGTTTGCACAGGGAAGTATGAGTACACCGGAGCCATCTCTTTGACCATGACTGTCTTGCGATTCCAGCCCACACGTAAGACACAAGTACCTTCATCCACCGTAGCACGAACAAAATCATCAATCAGATTAACCCGATTGAGTTTGGTTCTAAATTGATAGTTCAACAACAATTCATTCTGCTTGGCAGAACGGGCATCTTCAAAGGTCTGAGGACTAATCTTATAGAGCTTATTGGTTCCAAGGAACGGTTCAGTCAATGCAGAATAACGCCACTCAGCCTGACGCCGAATAAGTTTAGGCTGCACTGACGAACGCCCCTTAACCTTGGCAGGACGTGCTTTACCCTTGACTGCCATCAAATCATTCCATGCACCAATTTTCAGCATCTGGGCACTGTGTGCACCAGCCGCTTGTTCCATGTCATGCTTGAGTTGGGCAATGGAAGGTTCTTTCTTCCAAGAAGTAATCTTGGCAGACTGGTTAGGGTCTAAAGGAACATTACCAATTGTTTGTTTTGGTTCATCATGGTTAAGAGAATCATCTTTCATTTTCAGTACTCATTCGTTATTTTGCAGGGGTGCTATTCGCTAATAGTACATCTTTGTTCTGTGATCCCCTGCTGGAACCAAAAAAGAAATTCAACACTGCACCAAAGCCAGCACTCAAGGAACCAAGAAGAATAAGCAATGATTGTTGGTCAGATACTGTAAGTAACCCCATCATCATAGTAATCAGAATACCAAAAAATCCAGACACAATAATCACAGCCAGAATGTCTGGGGTCCTGCTTTTAACAGCCATTTGCATTTCTCGTGCACCTTGAGTGTTTGTAACTTCAAGTTGTGCAATGGTGATTTCGTTTTGAGCCAAGAACTTAGTGAAGTCAATTTCAGCCAAACGAATAGCTGTCACTTGATCAGCAGTCATCTTGTTATCACTCAACGCTTTAGTGACAGCATCAACTGTCTTGCCTTCAAGACCAAGCTTCTCTGCAATAAAGCCAGCAGCAATACCACCAAAAGGACCACCTAATGCTGTTCCCAACATAGGTACAAGTGTCTTTAGAAATTCCATTACTGCCACTCCCCTGTAATCATTTGTTTGATCAGACGATCAGAACGCTCTGGTGTTTGACTATGCCATTTGCTCATTTGCATATTCATAGCAGCTTGTGCGTAGTTGCCCGTTTTGATGAGGTTTAAAGTATTTTTGAAACCAAGCAATCCAGCAACACCCATTTGAAATGCCATATTCTGAAGAACAGCACGGCGTACTGGGTCCATTTGTTCTACCCAAGGTAGTGCTTGAGTCAGATCAGAAGTCTTCGCTGTAATGTCATTACCCAACAGATATGCAGACTCTGCAGCAGTAATGCCACCACCTTTGCGTTTGTCAATCAAGCGTCCAACGCCCAATGTCCAGTAACCAAGGTGATCTTGGTAAGCATGAAGAATCTCTCCTTCATCACGGCGAAGTTGCTCATTCAGGTTTGTAACCATACATATCCTTATTCCATCAATCAAACCAAAGCGTTTACACGATTAATGCCATCATAACTTACTCACACTCTTAAACAATACCTAAGCATTTTAAGCAGTAGTACATAGACCAATGCTTGCACCTGTATTGTCTTTACGCCAAGATTAGCCTGCACGGCGATTGATTTATGGTTTGTACCCGTGTTGTGTTGCCCAACTAAGCAATATAAAACCCAGCCCAACAATGCCGCTCCACACCAGCGATGTGAGTGACTTCTCAATGATCGCTTGACGCAGTGCAATGCTTTGCTCTTGTTTGCGTATAAGCAAACGAATAGCAATAATTTCTTCGTCTGTCAGAACTGTGATGTGACTCTGTATTGCTGATGCAATGTCTTCAGAGAGTTGTTTACGCTCAATAGGGGTCATTTTTAGAGGGCAATTAAAATTTAAGGATGTCAGTTCTCTAGACTGTAATTAATACCCGCTAATGAAATCCATGACGTACAGTTGGCTATACCCCCTGCTACCTCATTTACTACAACAGCGCCATCAGCGCCAATAACAACGGGGACGGCAAATACGGCAGCCCCGTTGAACCCCTGTGCCATAAAGCGCTTAGGTTTTACTGGCCGAGCAAAGAAGGGTAACTGACCTAGTACGTTAGACGTACCAGGCATAACCAACCCCTGCAAGTTAATACCGTACCCTATATGCGTGACACCAAATAGCTCATTGCCCGCAACGTTAGTTGCGCCGTTGAGTAACGTAGGTGCTACACCGCCAGAGTCTGTAGCGTAAGTGTTAGTTGTTGACCCCAGCTTGATAATTGAGCCAATTTCTGGACGTGCGTTTGCAAGCAACCTGACTGCACCAGATGTGCAGTTCTCAGCCACAACAATACCAATAGCCGCTGACACATTGCCAACGTCCAAGTAGGCTACCGCAGCATTTACTACTGTTAGCGTACCAAGCACTGCCGGGTTAGTTGCATTTAGGTTTGTATAAAGTCCGACTGGGGTGTTTCTAGCCACGATTTGACTGATTGACGATCTCGCTAACTGCGCACCATTAGCTGCTGTTAAATCTACACAGCACGAACTGTTTCCGTCTGTCGTAATCATGCCGATTTGCAGATTGTCAACTGTCTTACCCGGCGCAATGCTCAAACCAAACCCGGTGGCATGCCCTCTGTCGTAGATGGCCCCAATTTGCAAAACACTAACGTTGTTAGCTGGCGCATCAATTAATGTTCCCCATCCGGTAGTAGCCACAGCGTAGGGTGTCCATCCATCAGGGCCGCTTGCGTATGTTGATATTTTGCCAATTTGAATGTTTGACGATATAGCAGTAGTTTGGGAGTCTGACTTAATAATTACGCCCTCGCCACCGTTGCAATACGCTGTAAATTTGTTTGCTGTAACGTCTGTGCACTTAATAATAATGCCGTGTGTACCGTAGCAACCTACAACTTCACCCGTACAGGTAACTCCAGCGTATCCCTCGCCAACAATGCATGCGTGTACCAAGGCAGTTGGCGCAGAGCACAGCCCAATTACATTGTGTAGGCGTGCACGGCGCTTTAGTGCGGACGATGCTTTAATGGCCTCGCTCGGGTACGTAAGCAAAAGCCCTTCGCGGGCTGCACCAGCATATACGGAATCAACAAAGGTTTTTCCGCTATCAATACCAACATCCCTCATTTCAAAGTTATCTGCGTAGACAAGAAACATATCTTGAATGATGGTTCCGCCCACCAGCGACTTGCAATCTAGCGCAAGCGATGGCATCTTGCGGCCAACGATAGACACATTAGCTTTGCTCAAATACTTGAACGCACCGCTCGTGCCGTACACGTAGCCCTGTGGTGGGTATGTTTTATCTTCAAGTTGGACGATGCCGCCCGATGCTGGCAAAGCCTGCACTGCCAGATTAATGTTGCCGTTACCCATCCCAAACCACTCTGGACGAACGGGCTGACCGTTGTCAATCGTCACTAGGCTTGTAGTGCTGAATATCTGTGCCATCGTGTCAAAAATAGGTGCCGTAATTGTGATGGTTGTGCCAATATGTGTGACACCAGTAAACATCAGTGGCTTGCTTCCTGCTGCGGTATTGGCAGCAACCACGGCTGCATAATCATCTGTGGTTCCGTCACTAAGTGCGCCGTAATCTGCTACGGTCAAATTTTCTTGGAGTTTTGCTGCTGCTGTTCTTGCAACCGCGCCACTGCCTACGGAAGTAAAGCCCACTAAAGATGCGCCAGTGGGTGCAGCCAATCCAACTAAACTAGCTTTTTCATTATCAAGCTCATTGATTGCAGCTTGTACATTGGATGCAGTAAGTGTTCCAGCAGGGATTGTTCCCACCAATCCAGCACCACTTGAACCAACAAACAAAACAAGATTTTCAGAAGCATTAACAACTGCTGATTCAATATCAGCAATCAGTTTGGCAGGTGTGCGTACAGTTCCTGAATCTGTGGTGATAGTACTGCCTGCACCAGAGGCAGGACCGTGCACCCATGCATTAACCAAATCACTGTCTGCATCAAACTGGGCTACTTTATTGGTAAGAGACATGTGCTTCTTTCTATGATACTACAATGGTTGACCAGAATATAATTAGCGAGGTTGCTAATAGTGTGTAGGTGGTCTTGTTGGTCGTATCTACGCACCAATCGGAGATACAGCAACAATTGCCGTAACAGAAAAACCCCCAGCCGCATTTGTAATTACTAATTGATTGCTCCCATCTATTGAGAACGTAGAAGACCCCCATCCGGCTGAATTGAACTGCTGTAGCATTGCAAGCTGCGCTATCTGATTGCCACCACCAACCCCGTTGTCGAGTGACATTGCGCACACATGTGTATAGCGATAATTGTTACCAGCAAGCGTGATATTCAACATTAGGCCGCTGTCATACCCGCTGTATGTATCTATGATTTTTAAATCAACTACGGAGCCATTCACACAATCTGTTTTTGTGAATGTGTAAGGCTTCGGTGTGTAGTTCACTGAACCATCTGTTCGTATTGTCAATGAATCTACAAGTATGCAGTCATTAAGACTCCAGTTGTTGTTCACTGAAGTCACTCCTCCAGAAAAGAAGGTGCGTGCTCCAGAATCATTTACAGCAATACTTACCGCCGCCGAATTACTCGGCTCAAGATTGATATGACCGTTCCAGTTGTTGTTAAGAGAACCGCTTACGTTTTTGTTGTAAATAATACTGGCCCCAGTGGGCGAAGGGAACACAGTTGCAGAAAGTGGGGCGTTATATACAAAGCAGCCATTACCCACCAAGATAACAGGGTCTGTGCTTGATTTGGCGTTTACTAAACAATTCTGCAAACCACTACCGTGGAAACTCTGATTTCCTGCTGTAACTCTGTACTCTAAAGCCGTCGCACAGGCAGAAGTAAATTCGCAATTTTCTGCAACGTTAAATTCAGAAAACTCACCAGAATTTTGGTTGTGTAAAACAATACCTCTAGCATTTTGACCAAATCTGCAATCTGTTAGTCGTACCCCACCCTGACCAACTAGCGTAATGCCTATACCGTTCGCTGCGCCATTAAATTGAATCCCAACAATTCGACTTAAAGTTACCGACCCTGACCCACCACTTATTGTAATTGCCGATACGGAGCCAAAAGAACTGTAGTCAAATTCAGTACAGTCTGCACCACCCCCAACTATACTCACATGGTCAAAAGATGATGATTTTGTAATACCGGAGTGTTTGTACGCGCCTGCAACGATATGTAACGACTTTTTAATGCTTTGTGCGTATGTGTAAGCTGCTTGAAGGGGTGCGGTAACGTCAAGTAGTTTGGTGCGCGAAAGAACGTCTGCTTTTTGGGCATCAGACATAAACTGTAGTGAGCTTACAAACCCTGTACGTAACTCATCCTGCACGGTAGTAGCAACCGCATCAGTTCCAGCGGGGAGGTAGCCCACTAAAGATGCGCCAGTGGGTGCAGCCAATCCAACTAAACTAGCTTTTTCATTATCAAGCTCATTGATTGCAGCTTGTACATTGGATGCAGAGATAGTACCAGAAGGTAAATTGCCAACGAGTCCCGCACCTGCGGGTTGTCCCATTGCATTCCTAAAAAGAGTACCCCCTAGAAGTTCACTTTCAGTGTCTGCAATTAATTTAGCAGGGGTACGCACAAGTCCCCCGTCAGTAAGAACTTCACTACCAACGCCCGTAGAAGGGCCATGCACCCAAGCATTGACAACATTGGAATCAGCGACTAATTGAGATACTTTGTCGGGCAACAACATAACTGTCCTTTAATTTATATGGGCAGGTAGCTCTGTATGCAGCCACCTGTGTAATTGAACAACCGCAGATTCAGGCTGAATCGTGTCGTGAATATCTAAATGCAATTGGTCTACTGCAACTTCAGTACTTGCATAACCATTCACAAAACCTTCCAACACCAACCACAAGCCAGCTCCTATCAATACAGCGTGCATATCAACATGCTCTACTTTGCTGACTTCAGCTTGGATAAAGCTAATGGAGGCTACTTCAAAAGTCATCCTAGTTCTCCACGAATACGGAACTTCAGCTTTGCAGGCGTCGTTTGAATACGTCCATCAGGCCAAGTAATTTGAATCTCAGCGTAGTAAGTACCCACAGTATCCATGACTTTAGGTGTTCCTGCTGTCCAATCTAACATTACTTCACCATTGAGAGCATCTGGTCCCGGAAACATTGGGATCACCGCTTTGATTTCAGTGCCGGAACCGGAAGAGAAGTTGAATTGAACTTCTGTACCTATACGAGACAAATCAAGCAAAGCACCTGTATTGGAATCTCTCAATGTCAGCACAAGTTGTGGTCCTGTGTCGTTCTGAACAAGTTCAGTAACAGCTAGACGTGAAGACTTCAATGAGTCCTCTGGTGTTGCACAGTTTGTTGTGTCTTGGGGCAATATACAGCCGGGGAAGAATGGTTGAAATGCCATAAGTACACCTTGTTGGTTCAATTAAGATTAGTAAATAGACTATTGCATTGTCGTTATCAGAACGCCACTCCTGTAAAGAAACCTACCCAACGCTCAAGTGTCAGCAGGCGTGCTGCGCGGTGCAGTCAAGCCCTTTGCAATGATTTCAGTCTTGATTGCACCGTCAGCGGTACGTAGTGAAGCTACGTTTTGCATGGTCTTTCCTTGGTTAAAAATTTAGTTATTGACTTAGTAATGCTCATAACCGAAACAATGCCTAAACTCATGCGCAATAACCCAGTCCGGGGAATCCTCGGGCATTTGAATCACGCAGTTCTCGAAGTTTTGCGTGCGGAATGCGCAGCCCACAGCATTGCCGCAGCCTGTCGGAACCTTGCGTTGCCACAGCACAAGAGTCGAGCTAACTTCCGCCTGCTTAACAAGTCCAGAGCAGCCAGACAACAACATCACGCAAGCGCACAGCACAGCTACTGCGATGTATAAGCGCATGGCGTAGATCACTCTGCACCTCGCACAACACCCGCGCAAAACGCTTGGCACTCAGCTAGCGTAGGCGGTGTCATATCACCCCAACGCGCCAAGTAATCAGCACTCACAGCAGCGTGCAGAGCTTCGGGATTAGCCAGCAGATACTCGCTTTGCGCTTTGAACTCAGGCGTGCACGGTGTTGATGTGCTAATCGTCAAGCCGTCTTCGCTCGTCACGAAACTACTTTCGCCGCCCACATCTGGGTCGAGGGCTCTGCCAATCTTTGCGGCGATCTCAGCTAGATCAGCGGATAGCGTGATGCTGAGGCGCTCAGAGTAGTTGCTCATAGCGTGACTCCTGACATAAGGGCCACGAACTTCTCTAGCTTGATTAGTTGCTCGTTGGTGACTGTGCCTTTGATGGCGATTACTAGGTAGATTGGGCCAGAAAAGGCTCCCCCGAAGTAACTATTAACAACAGTACATGGGCCAGTCGGTGCTAGGCCGACACCGCCAGGTATACCGTTAAACCGCGTGGATACCGTAGCCCCCACTTTTCTCCCAACCGCCACAGCCATCTTACCGCTGCTTACCAACCCAATGGGCGACGTAGCGTACACAGCCTGGTTTGCGTCATCGACCCAGCGAATTACGACCTTCCCGTCAGATTCAGCGTACAACAGACAAACTGCGGATGGGCCTGAGCCTTGTGCGCCCGCAACAACAATTGGATAGCCTGCTAGATTGGTTGCAGAGAAGCCAGCAACAACACAATGGTCATCCGCCATCTGAAACGGCACACTCGACAAAGCTAGAGAATTGTTACCGTCAAATTGCCAGTAGCTAGGCCCCTGCGATGAGCTTGCTGGGGCTGTTGTAGTTAATGGTATGCCGCCTGCTGCGATGATTTGGGCGGCGGTGTAGGTTCCTTGGGCAATCAGTGCCGCATCGAGAATCACTGTTCCGGTAGCCACACTATCGCGCAACGGGAATATGTTCAATCGCGTACAACCAGCAGGCGCTGTGAAATTTACAACTATTAGGCTGAAATCAGTCGAGTTTGTCTGTGCGTAATAGCTTGTTACCGGGATAATATCGCCACCTACAGTTACGTTCTTCACGCTGTATTTCAGTTCTGATGCAGTGCCCCGTTTTGCATAAAAAGCAAACGTGTATGCCGTAAGGGGGGTCACCGCTATAGCCGCCCCGGCTGTATATAGTGCGTGCGCAGGGGCTGCTATGGTCACGGTGCAAGCAGTGTTCGAGCCCCCACTAATGCCAATCGCGTTTTTTGCCACAGACAGGCCGCCCTGAATCCATTGCGCCCCTTGTGTGTAATCCCCGCTCCAAGTCAAAAGATTCACCAACCCCCTGCGCAATATAGGCTTCGAGCCCGTTGTTGCTTGGGATGCGGGGATGCCTGTTACTTCGCGGACGGAAATGTTGTCGATGACGGCAGACCCAGCCACTCCACCATCTTGCCAAATCTTGATGTTGTCAGTTGCCCCAGCTCTAATAAAACCGGCGTAACGGCGAGGTGTCGTGGCTGTGATCACGCCAAAAATGGCGGAGCCAGCCTGAATGTTGATGAACTGCGTACCAGAGCCGCTCACATAATCAAACTCAAACTTGTAAGTCAGGCCAGATGTGCATGACACACCCGCAAAGATTGCTGTTGCATCACCAGCTGGCAGAGATAGCTGTCCGCCGCTGACAGCGGCTCCATTGACAAGCGCCCAACCAGCGCTGGTATCAAACCCCCCATTTGTCACCAACTCCGGCCCCAACCCACCAGCCGCATCTAGCACTAACCCCACCGGGTTATCAACCGTCGCACCCGTAGTTCCAGCACTGTCAAGATAGTTGCCAGCGGTTAAGCCGTTTAGCTGACCAACGCCCGGGATGTAGATGTGAGCGTCGGAGCCAAATAAACGCAGGATGGCGATGACCTGCTGTGTTAATGTGGGAACCTTTTTTGTATTACCACGTAAGTTTCTGCCTAGGCGACTCATTGCTTACACCTTATCGAAGTAAGCAATTTGCACGCGGGTTGTGCTACCAGACTGTGCCAGCAGGCGAACACTAGTAAGAACACTATCAACTGTCACACTCATCCCGTCATCAACACGCCAACCTCTAGTTGCCGTAGGTGTGCCCGCATCTTGGCGTAAACGTAGTACACCACCATCAGCTTGAATCTCTGCCACCAAAGAACCCACAGGAATAGTAAGACTAGTGGCAACAGAAGAACTGAGTGCAGTAATTAACTGCGTACCCAAACACACACGGGACTGTATAGCCACAGCTACAGGTACAGCACGCAACTCAGTATTGGTTAAACCAACTACTGCTGGTGCAACAGGGGCACCCGACACAGGATCAATAATTACAACAGTCTGATGCCCCACGGTGTCATAAAGATTGCTGGTACTCAAGTCTGGAGCTTTTACAATAGCCATGATTATTTCCATCCACCTAGGTTAAAACGAGTGTTGACACCGCTGATGCTTAAGTTTAACGCATCTGCTTCTGTAGTGTCTGCACAAATATTATTGAACATGGCCAAGTGACCTTGAGAGATGGCCTGAGACTCTGGTGTGTTCATGTTAAAAAACACCTTGTATGCAATGAATGCTGTCAAAGCCCCATGCAAAGTTGCTGGTAGTTCAATCTCTTGATCTGTATCATCCAGTGTGGGATGCTTTGCTTGATAAGTTACTGCTAACACTTCATCAGTGCGTGCAAGGTTCACTTGCAAAGTCTTAGCACTCGGCGTATTAACTGACCAGCAATTGTTTGCATCGTTTAAAGGACGATGGCCACCATAATTGGTGTACACGGCCAAGACTTTAAGCACGTCATCTTGGAAAGGTTCATTCAGAGTGTCCCGAATGTAAGGAGCACTGGCTATTGAACTATCAAAACTTGTAGTTGCATACTCAGGTGTTAGACGATATATCGTAATGCCCTCCTGTAGTTCAACAATGCAATCTTTTTCTTTGAGAATGAACTTCGTGTACAAGCGTACAAGGGCTTCATTGGCAAAGTGAACGATCTGTGGTTGCTTGGTCAGAGCTAAAGTACCATCACCAGCACTGGCTATATGGTGGTTGGATAACTCACCGTAGGCAAGCATGTGAAACAAGTCATTGAGTTGCATGTATCTAAACCTTAAACAATGTAAGAGGCAAGTCCACTAAGAGCTTCCACTTCCTGTTGTTCTTCCCACAGACTGTTCTCATCAGGAGTGACAGGGGCAGATTCAGAAGGTTTCCACGGGGTAAGGTAGAAAAGTTGGGAGATTGTATCAATACAATCATCTTTACCCTTGATACCAGACTTGGTGACAAGTCTTAGTTGTCCCATGAAGATGCCCATGATAACGCTTCGTTTCATTTCTTCAGGGAAATATACCTTCCCGAGCTTGAACCAAGGAAGAACAAGGGTGAATCGGGTCAACTTGTCACCTTGAGATTGAATACCGGGTTCCCCACCCTTGCGTGATGAAGCCAAGTTGAAGTATGTATTTTTAAGCAGCATCTCCCCCTGTATCCATTTAATGAATGCACCTTGTTGGCCAGAAGTCTCAATACCAACAGACTGTGGTTTGTAAAGCTGAACCAAGCGAAACAAATCTGCCAAAGTTTTTTCCATTGTTTGACGTTCACAGATGCCATCAACCCAGAACCAATCACCGTTGGAGTTGTACGCCCAGACACTGATCACTGAAAAGTCAGCCGTTTGTTTGGCTGATGTGGCAAAGTCAGTCGTGATGTAAAAGTTGAATGTGGATTTTTTGGCCAATAACTTGGCACGCTCATACCAACGAAGCTCACCTTCTTGCACCAGACGTTCTTCTTCAGATGTAATCCGAAGCATCAACTCTTGGAAGAAGCCAGCTTCCTTACCTGTTTTCACAGCCATGTCATATTGGTTCGACACGTACTCAAACGTAAATCGATCTTCCCATGCACCCACGAACTCTTCCTTTGTGCACGGAAATCTTTCACATACTGGCCATACGTTCACATCCCAAGCACCAGATTCCACAGCCTCAATCAGAATGTCATCCTTATTAAAGGGTGTGCCATTGAAGATCACCTTGCGACGTGTTGGATCAAGAGCATGGTTCACCCCCTTGTAAACAGTATCCTTGATCGACTCCATTGCTACTTTAGATTTGGAATCATCATCACTCACCAAATCATCCAGCACACACAGGACAGGACGCTTACCAAAAATCTTAGTCCCCCGCAGACCAGTGTTGTGGGTTCTTACGAAATCGTCTGCAATAAACTGTCGATCTTTGTTATCCACAGCAATACATTGACTAGGTTCGTCAGCAATTCGTTTAATAGACTCGACAGATACAAGCATGTGCCTATGAGTTTTTTGACGACGCAATTTTCTGTCCAAACGAAACATTTGAAGATTTAATTTCAAATGGGCTTGCCAACTCTTTACCCCCGACTTTCGTAGAGTAGCTGTACCTCCTAAAGAACGAACCAAGGAAACAATCCCTTCTACCAATTTCAAACTGTTGGATGTGTAGGTTGTTTTACCTGATACTGAAGCAGTACCATCGGTGTCCATAAGTCCTTGCAGTAAAGCCAAACGCTGTTCAACAGAACCAAAGAAATACTCATAAGGGATTGCTTTACGATCCCCGTGGGTATTGATACCTAAAGCAGCAATAACAGATTTCATTCCGAGTAGGGTTCTAGTTACAACATTCGTATTACGTTTGTCTATCTGTTGTTTGCCCAACGCATAAGGAACGTGTTGTTCATATGTAAACCAATCATCCCGGTGAGCGACAAGACGAACACTAAATTGACCTGAAGCCTTAACAGACATTGCTCCATCACCCAGCAGCAATCCTAAAGTGTAGGGGTCAAGTGGTAATTCTTTTTCTGTGAATCGTACAGGTTTACAGTTTTCTACCCAAACCAATGGGCGTTTGGTTTCATACCCTTTACTATAATTATCTAATTGCCATAGTTCAGTCTTATGCAAAGGTAAGGCTAACAGTTCCAATGTGCTAAGTGTTTCTTCTTGGTATGTTGGAGGCACTGCTAGATTACTGTTGAATTTCTTGAGCCAAACTTGATTCAAGTGGTCCTCACTTACTCGAAGAGAGCGTCCATCCGCTAGACTCAGTTGGTACATGGGTTTGTGAAACACCACACTCTTTGCTTTGATTTGTGTGGGCATACCATTCGCCCCAATAATGTAATCACCTATCTGACAAGCACCGATAGTAGTGGTATCCCCTTCGGGGGTATACAACAGCGTGCCTAAAGCAAGCGCCTTGGCACCAAACATCTTGACGCCTAACATCATGTTGTCTCTGTTCTTGAACTCCAAATAATTGTCTGTGAACTTAGCTGATGGAATCCAGTACTGTAGGAACTCACTGTTGTTGTATCTGAACTCAATGTTCTTTCGTGCAGACTTCACGCCGTTGTCCATTGAGTCTGACACATAGATCATTCCCTCAACTCTTCCAAAGTTAGGTAAGTAACCAAACTGTGCCACAAACAATGTCAGGTACTCCATGAACAATGTAGTCTTTGCTGCGCCACGAAAGCAAAGGTTTGCAATGTAGTCACTCACCCCTTGTGCAACTTTGTCCAACATGGCCAGATGTACAGGTGGAGTCTTGTGAGTCTCACCTGTTCCACCATTGACCAACTTGATCCAGTTCATGAAGATCAGTGCAAACTCAGTTGGCATGTAATCAGGACTGTTCAGTATGGTGTAGTCCACACTGTCCAGCCATTGATCAATCTCTTGTTTAATTAGAGCCATCTTTAGCCTCCACGTCAATGATGACTGCAGCAGCAATCTCTCTGGCTGTGACACCTTCTTTGATCAGCCCCTGTTGTTGTTGTGCCATACGGACCAGCAACTCTTTCATTTCCTTCATGCCTGACGTATCGCGCATGTCCAGATTGATCAGTGGCCCTGCCTCTTTTGGTTTGGCCAAGTGGGTTAGTAAACTGTTGGCTGCATCACTTCGCACCTTGGGGCTTACATCTGGGTCACGCATCAGACTAGCTTGTGTGTTGATTGCTTCTTGGAAAATGTCTTGGTTCAGCACCCAACTTGGAACCATCGTCTGTTCCATGATTCGGTTGACCAATTTGTTTTTGCTATACGCATACACATACGAGCCAATGTCCTTGGGCTTTACCCCTTCTTTCACCATACGCTGATAGCGTTGAGGGAAAGTTTTCACATAGGCTTCTTCGTTGCTGCACTTCATCAGTTTGAAGCTTACGTACTTCACAGCATTTAAATAATCCTCTGTCTTGTACTTTCCTTCAGACAGTACAGCCGTGTAGCCCAGAAAGTTTTCACGGATCAGTTCAGCTTCTTGTTGGTTGTTGCTCACGTTGTTGAGCATGTCCACCATACCTTGTGTGGCTGAAGTTCGCAGATTGGAAGGTAAAGTCTTTTGCAGAAGTTCAACGGTAAATGTTGTCATAGTTCTTGTTCCTTAGATTTATGTTTGTGTTAACACCGTAGAAGCAGTACGTAGTCTACGTTGTAAGACCCAAGCGTAGCCTTCCATGTGATAAAGCTGTTCCCTCAGATCCGCTTGTGACCTGTCAGGCAAAGCACTTGCTTTGCTGGAACCAAGAAACAAACGGAGGGCATCTACCTTTTTCTCAAGTTCTGCTCGTTCATCAAGAACGCGATGTACCCACGATTCGTTGTTTTGGTTTGAGACTGCCATGAAAAATTTCCCGTAGGATGGTTTAAATAGGCTTATACTTTAACCTACCCTTCAGTCTTATGCTTCCTTTTTAAATCTCCCTTAGCAATAAGAGATAGAGATGGGGACTCCTATTGTTCAACGGTTACTGACGTAACCCTTGGAACCAAGAACACAGGGGACTTCCCCCTACAATGAATCAAAACCCGTCAGCAGTGAGTGGGGATGGCCATGTAAACCGCTGCAGTCAAAGTTCCTTACCTCCTTGGGGATGATTTGGCAGGATAGGGAGAGCATTTGTTGTTCTCCCTATTTTTTTATTTATAACTCCCTACTTGCGAATAATTATTCAGCGCCCCATTCCTATCCATTTTTAAGACATTATTAAGGATCACAATATAAGAAACCTTTAATCTAATATTTTTTAGACAAAGTTATATTGGAAAACTTTTAGATTTTTTGATGTGTATGTTCCATAGTAGCCAGAAGATAAAGTTAGCTCTAGTAAAACTTTTGATTTTTATTATATGTGTGTCCGCATGTATTATTAGGGTACACCTACCCCCCGTACACATAAAGTACCCCCCCGTACACTGTGTACACATGCTACATACACTAGCTCCTGCGTCGCTTAAGGCATCTTTGCCGTAACTAACTGGAGCTTCCCATGGCATCTACTAAACTCGCATTCGGTTCTATCCTCACAACCGTTGCAACTACTGCTAACACCATCACTGCATCCATTGGTGCAGTTGGTGTTGGTGCTGATATGCTCACTGCATTCGTTAATAAACAATCTAACGAACAGGCATATCAATATAAACTTGAAGCTAAAGCATTCAAACAAAACTGTAGAGCTGAAATAGCACTACAATTGGCTAACTCTGCTGAACAAGTTAGTAAACAAAAAGCTAAATCTGCATCATTTGCAGCTAGTTTCGATCACTTCTTCGCTCTCCTCGACGAAGTTACTGAGTAACTCCTGAAACCCTACGGGGTTTCTATCCTCGATAGTTAATCAAAGATAGTTCTATTAAT